CGCAACGCTCACGGCGACAAATGTCGCATGGGATGACTACGCCACCGCCTCTTATTCGTGAGCGACATGAAATCAAACGCAATCATCGAATCGGACGGCAAGGCATACCCGGCCTGGGATGTGTCGCTGGCAATCACCCAGCGACTCCAGGAAAACGGAACAGAACCGATCTCGTTCAGCCTCCAGTGTGTGCCTGTTCGTATTAACGATCATGGCGCAAGAGAGACGCTCGATAGCGCTGCGGTTCTGTTCGTGCGCGGACGCGAGAGCGAGATAACAGACCCGCGAGAGCAGGCCGCGTTTTTCGCTGTGCAATCTGCCGTGGTGGACTTCCTCCGCTCAAAGGGGCTTTGAATGGCGACCTACTTCGCTCGCGCGAGCGGAAACATCAACGGCGCGATTTGGGCGACGACGCCAACCGGAACGGCGGCAACTGCTACGTTCACGTCAGCGGACGTTCTGTGCGCGAATGGCATTTCCACAATCGCCATCAACGTCAACACGACCGTCGCTCAGATTCGCAATGACGCCTTTAACGACGGAACCAACACTGCCACGGCTGGCGGCGCGTTTTCGCTGGCGTCTGGCGTGACGCTGAACGCGAATCTGATCTCCCAGAACACGCAATTGATGTCGATCTCTTCCGCAGGGACATACACCATCAACGGGTCCGTGACTTGCAGCGGATCGGCGGCGTGTATCAGTCAAACGGCAGGGACTCTTAACATCACTGGGGCCGTGTCGTCAGCCTCTGGCGCTTCCGGCAACGGCAGCGCGGTTAGCTTTGGGGTTGGCGCATCGGCTCTCACCGTGACAGGCAATGTCACTGGATTGACGGGCGTCGGTGCGATCTTTATCCCTGGCGGCAGCGGCGCGATCGACATCACTGGAGATGTCACTGGCGGAACTACTGGCCCTGGTGTCGGCTTTAACACAGGCTCCGCAAATGTCACGATAACCGGGACGGTTTCCGGCGGTTCTGGATCTGCTGCTGGCGTCAACGCGGCAACAGCAACGTCCCCAACCATAACTATCAACGGGACGGCAGTTGGTGGAGTCGGTGGTGTTGGCCTGTCAGCCGGGGCCGTAGGCACATTTGTTGTGACGAGGGCCAAGGGAAGCTCTACGCAAGTCGGAGTTGCTGGAGGCACCGGATCAGGTGTCACACTCACTGAGGTGGAATACGCAGATAACGGATTTTCGCCCACCTCTGGAATCATCAGGTTTGCGGCGACGACAGCCAATGTCGCTCTGGTCCAAATGGTGGGAGGGTCAACGGCAGGTTCAAAGAAAACTCTCGTTGACCCGATCTCGACTGGTTTCTATCCAGCGACCGGAGACGTTCGCGGCGGCACCTCTTACGCTGGCGGGACTCGCGTCGGAACGCTCGCGGTTCCTGCCGCTTCGCTGGTCGCCGCTGGGGTCGCGGTCGATGCGACGACCGGGACGGCATCGATCACATCAGCGGCGATCCAGTCGGCGTGTTCGTCGGCGCTGACAGCGTTTGCAAGCGGTCGGCTGGCTGATGTGGCGACAACCGCCACGACAGGTCAGCAGATCGCGGACGCTACGTTCTAATTCGACGCCGTTGGAGATGTGATGCCATCGAAGATCCCCTCCTGGCGACCCAAGCGGATGACGGTGACGACCAGGCCGACGAAGGAGATCGCCCACTACCAAACCTCGGACTGGCGAGCCCGACGGACGCGGATCCTGCTGAGAGACGCGATGCGTTGCTTTGAGTGCCGACGGGCCGTGAGCGGACGACAGGCCCATGTCGATCATCTGATCCCGCTCGAGGAAGGCGGGACGGACGACGACGGCAACCTCCGGACGATGTGCGAGCGTTGCCACGGGAGGAAGACCCGGGCGGAGCAGAGGCGAAGGGGAGTGAACTGAAAAAAGCGAGTTGCCCACGGAGAAAAAGAAGAGAGAACGGCCACCCACAAGGAGGTGGCCATGCGTGTCTCGGCTTGCCAGTGTTGCGGGGAATCGATCAATGCAGGGACTCGCGGGCCTGTCCCGATCAAGTGCGGCCCGTGTCTCGGGCGACGACGACCAGGCGGGCCGCCACTCCCGAAGAAGGAGCGGCCGAGGAAGACGCCAGAAGAGCGGATCAGGAGCGATCGGTTCACGTTCGTCCCCGGGAGAGTTGAGACGTCGTGCGGTCACTGCGGGAAGGCTCTGTGGATCACCCCCAAGCTATTTGCCGGGCAGCAGCGCCACTACTGCGGGAGAGAGTGCCGAGGTCTTGCCGATCGCCATGCAGTCCCCCACCGCTACCAGTGCCTCCGGTGTGGCAAACAATGCTCGATGCAGGGCAACCCGAGGCAGAAGCAGAAGGGGTTGTATTGCTCAAGGATGTGTGCCGGTGTCGTCAACGGCAGCAACAGGATTGGGGTTCCTGGTCCACTTCACAAAGCCATTGCCTCATGGTTCCACAAGTGGGGCAATGAAGAACCGGACTCACGGATTGTTGAACTTGAACGCTCGCTGTTTCCACACAGCCGAATGCTTTATCGGATCAGGCTCCTCCGTCGGTGTGCCGATTGCGGTGGCCCGAGAGAGAAGGGATCGCGAGTCTTCTGTGGTGGTTGCCTTTCAGCCAGGAAGAAACGGTCGTACCGCAAGAGCGGGAAGCTCCGCAGCCGCTGCAAGCATTTCGGTGTGGACTACGACAGCAAGGTGAATCGCCTCTCGGTATGCAACCGCGATGGATGGATCTGTGCGATCTGTGGAGTGAAGACGATCAAGGAAGCCAACAGGAAGCACCCACACCCGCTTGAAGGGACTCTCGACCACATCATTCCGCTCTCGAATCGCACGAAGGGAAACACATGGGACAACGTTCAGTGCGCCTGCCGTGAATGCAACTGCCATAGGAAGCGAGACCGGATCCTCTGCTGCCAAATGAGGCTTTTCTAGCCTGAAAAAAAGGCAGGCTGGGGTCCGAAAAAACGCTGAAACCAACCGGAAACCCCAGGCCTTGCCTGCGTGTGCGTCCTGCGGGTTTTGAAAATCCTGGAGAGGTCAGATGGGATCGCGTGGCCCTGCCCCGAAGCCGTCAAGTGAGCGTTCCGCGATCGGTCGAAACACCCTCCGCCGCAAGGTCCGCGCGCCGAAGCCGACCGCGGTGGCGATGCCCGCGAGCGTGAAGGCCGACAAGGTGGCCGCCGGTTACTGGAAGGCCCACGCCCCGGCGCTGATCACCGCGCGCCGGTTGCGGCCCGACCTGGCGGAAGCCTTCGGCCTCTGTTGCCTGCTGAAATCCGAGATGGATGCCATGGCCGTCGAGCTCGCCACCCAGGAGCGGACGACCACGACAGAGAAGGGGGCATACGCCAACCCTCTGGTGAAGATCCTGAGAGACACGCGGCGCGACTGGCTTGCCCTGGCCCGCGACTTCGGTATGACCGCTGCATCCGATGCCCGCATTCCGCAGGATGCCCCCGATGTCGAAGAGTCCAAAGAGGACGCCGCGCTCCGCCTCCTCACCGTCCCGAAGCGATCGTGACCGGCCCGAGTGGGTCGAGGGCTACCACTTCGACGCCGCTGCCGCTGATCGCCCTTGCCAGTTCGTTGAGACGCTCTGTCGCGTCCCGTCTCGAGACGGTGGACCGGCCGAGCCCATGCGGTTGATCGAGTGGCAGAGGGAGCGAGTCATCCGGCCCCTGTTCGGATGGAAACGGGAGGACGGTCGGCTCCGCTACCGCCGCGGGTGCGTGTTCGTCCCGAAGAAAAACGGGAAGAGTTTCCTGATGGCGGCGGTGGCCCAGTACCTCCTCTGTGGCCATGCCCCGATCTCCGACGTTTACCTCGCCGCGGTCGACCGACTCCAGGCCCGAGAGATCTACCGCGTGGTCGCAAAGTTCGTCAGCGCGTCCCCGCAGCTGTCGAAGCTCCTCGAGGTGATCGACTCGAAATCCCTGATCAGGAATCGCGATCACGGGAACGTCTTGAGGTGTTTGTCGGCCGACGCCTACCGGAACGAAGGCTTGAACGGCAGCGTGATCATCGACGAGATCCACGCTCACAAGTCCGATCAACTGATCTCGGCCCTGACCTACGCCACGCGAGCCACGCCGAATGGTCTGATCCTCGCGATCTCCACCGCGGGGGACAACCGGAACAGCGTGGGCTACCAGTGGTGGAGCGATGCCGAGCTCGTGTCAGTGGACCCGAGGAGCAACCCTTCATTCCTCGGCGTGATCTACGCGGCCGACCCCGAAGACCCTCGCGGGTTTGGGGATCCCGCCGTGTGGCGCGAGGCCAACCCGTCGATGGGTGTCACGTTCCAAGAGGACGAGTTCGCGGCCGACTACCAGGACGCATTGACCAACCCGGTGAAGATGGGCCGGTTCATCCGATACGGGCTGAACGTCTGGACCGAGCGGGACAACCGCTGGTTCCACGGTGACGAGTTCACCCGCTGCCGGGCCGATCCGCCCGAGCCCCTCGAGGGCCGCCCGTGTTGGGTCGGGCTCGACTTGGCTGATCACGACGATCTGACGGCGGCCGTCTTCCTCTTCCGCTCCCCCGACGGCAGCTTCGACGCCGAGCTCCTGGCGTGGTGCCCAGAGGAGTCCATGGTCGAGCGGGAGAAGAAGCAGGGCATCCCCTACTCGTCGTGGCTCCGGGACGGCTGGCTCCGCGTGACTGAGGGGAGCCGGATCGACCAGGAGCGGATCTACGCCGACATCCAGGAAGTCCTCGAGGGCCACGAATGCCGCGGGGTATTTGGCGACCCGTGGCACTTGGACTGGATCGCGACGAAGCTCCAGTCCGACGGGGTCGACGTTCACAAGGTTCGGCAGACGATCGGCTACCTCACCGGGCCATCGAAGACGCTCGAAGACCTGGTGAAGACGCAGCGGCTTCGATACCGCTCCCCGATCATGTCGTGGTGTGCCAATAACGTCTGCATCTGGACCGACCCAAACGGCAGCATCCGGCCCGACAAGGCGAAGAGTTCCGAGAAGGTCGACGCAATCTTCGCCCTGATCAACGCGATTGCGGGGGCCTCGACTGACGCCGAGCCTGAAGGCGGGGAGTTCACCCTCTACCCCCTCTGAACTTCACCGCCACGGGCCCGCCCTGTCCGATGGCGACATGGGAATCTTCGACCTCATTCCGTTCGCGCGGTCACGGCCGCAGCAAGCGCCCCCGGCGGTGGAGCTGCGCGGCCTGTCCGATGGCTCCGGGCCCTGGTCGGCGTGGATCAGCCCCGACGCGGTGACCCCCGAGGTTGCCGTGAGGACCACGGCCATCCTGTCGTGTGTCCGGTTCCTGAGTCAGGCCGTGGCGTCGATGCCACCGCGGGTGATCCGCACCACGCCCGACGGGCGGAAGTCTGCGGCCGTCGACCTCCCCTGCTATTCCGTTCTCACCGACCGGCCCAACTCGACGCAGTCCCTCTACGAATGGATCGAGAGCACGATCTACCACACCGCCCTCTGGGGGAACGGTTACTCCCGGATCGTCCCCGGTGTCGACGGTGGCTTCTGCTCCGCCCTCGAGCTCCTCCACCCCAGCCGGATGGACCCGCGCCGGATGTCCGACGGCTCGATCGGTTACCGCTACCTGTACCCAAACGGATCTGGGCCGCAGGGCCAGACCGGCTGGGTGAACTTCAGCCAGGACGAGATCCTGCACGTTCGCTGGATTTCGGATAACGGGATTCGAGGCTTGGTTCCCTCGACCTTGTGCAACACGAGCGTTGCCCTCGCGCGGGAGCTCGACATCGCCGCCCGGGCTTTCTGGAGCAACGGCGCTCGTCCCGACATCGTCATCGAGACCGAGGAGACCCTGAACCAGCCGGCCATCGACGCCTTCCGTCAGCAGTGGCGGGAGATCTACGGCGGCTCGAGGAACCGCGGCGGGGCCGCGATCCTCCCCAAGAAATCCAAGCTGGTCGCGATCGAGAGCAACTCCAACGAGGCCTCCGAGTTCTCCCAGCTGCGGCGCGATGTGACCGCGGAATGCGCCACGATCTACGGCGTCCCCGGCTCCCTTGTCGGAGTCAGGGAGGCAATGAAATACGCCACCACCGAGCAAGAGCATCTGTCGGCCCAGGTGTGGTGCCTGACGCCCTGGGAGATGAGGCTCGAAGGAGCGGTGAATCGCACCATCCTGTCCCCGGTGGTCAGCGGCCCGCAGTACGCCGGCTGTCGGTATCGGGTGGACAACCGCGGTCTCCTCCGCGGTGACAGCGCCGCCCGCGGGGCCCTCTATGACGTCCTCGCGAAATGGGGCGCAATGACGCCCGCCGAGATGCGTGACCTCGAGGACTTCCCCGAGCTCGACGAGCCCGCCGCGAAGGAAACCTACATCCAGTCTGGCTTCGTCCCGCTCCGCGAGGCGGCCGACTCCTCGCTCTCTGAGGCTCAGGTCTCCAGCCTCCTGGCCGTCCTGGCTGCCGTGTCCGCGGGGACGCTGGCCGCCCCGGCGGCCGAGGCCGTCATCGCCGCGGCTTACCCGACCCTGTCCGAGTCCGCTTCGACCATCGTTGCCGGCGCAAGGGGGACCACATGAGCATCGAGTACCGCACGCACGACGAGGCCGGTGACGAGATCGAGACCCGGTTCCTGGTGGCCGACCTGGCCCCGGTCGGCGTGGAAGAGCGCGAGGACGGCCCGCCGACGATCTCTGGCATGGCCCCCCCGTGGGATTCCTGGAGCGAGGATCTCGGCTTCCGGGAGAAGTTCGACCGCGGGGCCTTCGCTGATGTCCTCAAGAGCCGATCGCTCGACGTCGTCCTGGCGTGGAATCACGACGAGTCCTTCCCCCTCGGACGGACCCGCAACAAGACCCTCGACCTGGTCGAAGGAGACAAGGGGCTCGACTACCGAGGCCGCCCGCCCCAGCCCTCGGGCCGTGTCGACGAGTACCTGACCCTCATTCGAGGCGGATACGTTGCCGGCAGCAGCTTCGCCTTCACGGTCCGCGCTGACCCGAAGCACGAGACCTGGGCGACGGACGAGCGGGGCAACATCACCCGCACCATCCACCGGGTATCGGGCCTCTACGACGTTTCGGTGGTGACGCGCCCGGCTTACCCCCGCTCGACCGTCGCCCTCCGCCGTCGTGACCTGTTCGCTGCCGCCAACCTCACCGAGGCCGAGCGCCGGCAGATCGTCGAGCGTGAGGCCGACGACCAGGCCGACGCGATCCGCAAGGCCGCCGCCGATCGGAAGAAGCTCGACGCGCTGATCGGGGCCCGAGCGGCTTCCGCCCTCGCGAGGATGAAAGCCAATGGGCTCTGACCACCGCTGCCGGTGTGGTGAACGGATGAAGATCCGCACCTCGAAGCGGAGCGGGGATTCCGCGGTTCAGTATCTGCGATGCACCTGCGGGGCAGCGGCCCGCGTGGCTGTTCCGGCCCGAGACCTGTGGAGACGCAAGAGATGAACCCGGAACAGAAGCTCACCGCCGCCTGTCTGGCATTCGTCGCAAGCGCCCGGCTGAAGTCCGCCAACGGTCTGACCGTCAGCGAGTTCGGCTCCCTCGTCGTCGAGCTCCTCCGCCTGGCCGTCACCGGCCTCGAGGAGATCCCGGCCGATGGCCCGGCAAAGAAGGCCTGGGCCCTCGGCGTGATCGGCAACCTGTTCGACACCGTCGCCGGTTTCGCGGTCCCGCTCTACCTCCAGCCCTTCTGGATCTTGGCCCGGCCGGCGGTTCGGGCCCTGGTGCTGGCCGCTGCCGGCGGGGCTCTCGAGCAGATCCTGACGCTCACCCGCGCCGCCGCCCCGGAGCCCGTCGCATGACGACCGCCCTCGTCCTCGCCGCCGCTGCGGTGGCCTACCTTCTCTGCACCCGCCCAGCGGTCGCGCCCGCGCTGCCGCAACTGCCGCCACTCTCGCCCATCATTCCGCCCGGCATCATGCCGTTGGGGATGCCAGGGGCAGCGGCAGGAGGCGGCGGCCCGCACCCGCTCACGCTCCTGGCGATCCTCGCCGCCGGCGCGATGATCGCGTTCTCGATTCGGGAAAATGGAACGCCGCCCCCCGCCCCCGGCCCCGCGCCGGTCGTCGGGCTCGATCTCCGGGGACGATTCGTCGGGCCGGACGCCGCGGCCGATGCTGCCGTCACGGCCGCTCTGCTCGAGGAGTTGGCCGACAAGATCCAGTGGGACGGGCTTCCGCAGGATCAGGAAGGACGACCCAAGGAGCCGCGCCTCCGCACCGGGGCCGCGTTTGACGATCTGCGCCGCGCCGCTCGGGAGCTGCGGTGCGAAGGCGTGTCGCTCGGGGCTCGGCAGCCAGCGGTCAAGGATGAGATCAAACGCTATCTCGATGCCGAAGTCGGCACCGACGGCGGGCCTGTGGACGCCAAGAAGCGGTCGGCTTGGGTGTACGCGTTCAAGAGCATCGCCCAGGCCGCACGGGAGGCGACCCGATGACGCGCCGCCAGCAGATGTGGTCATGGTCCGCCGTCGGCTTCGTCGTCTTCGCGGCCATCCTCGGCGCGCTCGTCGAGCGGGCCACGCACCGGCTCGCCGCTGGGGTGGAAAGCCGGTTCGGCTACCGCCCCGACCCGGAAGGAACGCGGGAGTTCCTCTCCGAGTTGGATCGCCCGACGTTCGCCGCAGCTGCCGGCGAGGCGATGGCCGAAGCCAAAGGCGTCGACACCTTCCTTTATCGCCACACGAACAAGGCTCACCAGTCGTTCTACGGGCTCCCGTGGAAGTCGTGGGACCAGGGCAACCACGGCTCCTGCGTCTCGTTTGCCTTTGGGCTCGGTAGCTACGCGGCTCAGTCGGTCGACTTCGTCGAGGGCCGGATGGCCCGCCCGCCCCCGGAAGTGAGCACGGAGCCGATCTACGGCGGAAGCAGGACAGCCGCGCGGCTCCCGCCGATCGGCCGCAACACCGGCGGGGACGGCTCCTATGGTGGCGCTGCCGCCCGATGGATTTCGGGGAAGTGCAAAGACCCGACCGTCGGCGGCATCCTGTACCGCGAGAAGTACGGCTCCGTCGATCTCACGACCTACTCGATCCCCCGGTCGATCGAGTGGGGCCGGGACGGTGTGCCGATCGCCCTCGCCCGCGAGGCGAACAAGGTCAAGGCGGTTGCGGTCGCTCAGGTCAACACCTGGGACGAGCTGTGCGCGGCGATCGAGCGCGGCTCGCCGGTGGTGCTGTGCAGCAACGTCGGCTATGGCCGGGCCGATCGCACGATGCCCGTCAGGGACTCCGATGGCTTTCTTTCCAGGGGAACGCCTTGGAGTCACGCGATGCTGTGCTGGGCCGTCCGGCACCAGAAGAACGGCTCTCCGCGCGACGGCGGGCTGATCCAAAACTCGTGGTCGGAGAACTGGTGCAAGGGGCCGAAGTGGCCTGCCGACCAGCCCGACGGCTCCTTCTGGGCCAGCCGCGAGAACATCCAGGCCGCGCTCGACCAGGGCGACTGCTTCGCTATCGGCGGCGTCGACGGCTTCAAGTGGCGCGTCCTCGACAACGGCCAGTGGTTCGAGCCCGCCCCTGCGCCGGCAGAAGCGTCGGAGCCCGCTGAAATCAGCAGCGAAACGCTTCCGAGCGATTCACGAAAAATGCAAGTTTTTGCGAAATCTCCGCAACCCGCCCGCATCATCGCCAGCGTCTATTCCCTCGCCCCCTGAGGCCGCCATGATCCTCGATCGCAAGCTCGTCTCCATCGTCCTCGTCGCCCTCGCCCTCGGCTGGTGGCTCGGCTCCTCGCCGTCGAGCCCGATCAACCCGACTCCGCAGCGTCCGGTCCTCGCCGCCGTCGGCCGGCTGGCCCGGATCGCCGCCCGGCTCGGGCTGTGGATGGCGATGGCTGCCGAGCCCGCACCTCCGCAGGCCGACGGCCGGCAGCTTGTTCACGCGCCGGCGGTTGATGCCGACGGGCACCGTGTCGTAGATCATGGGGAGGGCTGGTGATGAAGAACAGCAATCCAGCGGTGATCGACTGGCTCAATGTCATCGCCGCCGGATGCATTGTCGTGTCGCTCTTGGTCGGAGCGGCGGCCTTGGGGCTGTTCCCTTTTCAACAGCGACTCAGGCTCAGCGCCGCCATCGATCGGATCGACAAGATCGAAGCGAAGCTGGCCAACCATGACCAGCGGCTCCAGTCGGCCGGGCTGATCCCAAGGACGTTGGCGGCTCTCGATCGCAAGGTCTCAGACCTCGATACGCGAGTCCGCTATCCGCGCTACGCCCGGCACTACGACGGTTGCCCGCAATGCCGCGGCGATGTGCCCAACGAAGAAGGCGGGCCGCCGTCGCTGTGCGAGGAAGGCTTCGAGGTCTGGAAGTCGGACATGCGGGCAGAGAAGGAGCGGCGATCGCCCGCTCCGGAGAAGCCCGCCGATGAAGGCACAACCCGATGACCCTCTACCGCTCCCTCCTCGCCTTTCTCGCCAGCCTCTCCGCCGACCCGGCGGAGATCGACCGCGAGCCCCCACGCGCCGCCGCGGCCGTCGCCGCCGCTTACGCCAGCCTCGCCCCGGAGGTGGCTCCGACGCCGCCACCGGCACCGGCACCGGGGAAGTGTGGATGCGGGGGGAAATGCCAGGGCGGCATCTATCGGCCCGACGGACGGATCGAGATGCGATGTGAAAAGGACTGCCCGTGCGGGTGCCGGAAGTAAGTCGGTTGTACGTTACCACCGGCAACTTCACCGACATCGGATTCTCCGTGATCGTGCGTCATCGTCGACACCGCACACCGCCCCACGGAGATCCCCGATGAATCCCGTCAGCAACCGCCGCAAGCTCCAGGACGAGGCATCGAAGATCCACACGGACATCGAGGCTCTCCGATCGGCCGCCCCCGAGAGCGACCAAGAGCAGGCCGACAACCTCGGCCGCCTCGGTGAGCTCGAAGCCCGGGCCGACTCCATCGCGGTCGAGCTCGAGCGGGAGAACGCGACCGACGCCCGGCTTGCCCGCCTCCGCACCGCTGCCAGCAACGTGGCCGAGCATCGAGGCTCCGACGATCCGGAGAAGGCGAAGGCCCAGCAGCTGGCCCAGTTCGGCGGTTCGCGATACTCCGACGAGGCCCGTCTGCTTCGGATCTCCCAGTACCTCCGCGGTCTCCGCGATGGCACGGTCCAGGCCCGGGCGCTCTCCGAGACCGGCTCTGCCGGGGCGGGGCCCGAGTTCAACCCGCCGACGGACCTGTACAACGAAATCGTGAACATCATCAACCGGCAGTCCATCGGGGCCCAGCTGGCCACGACGATCGCGACGAACAGCCGGACGGTCGACGTTCCTAAGCTCGGCCTGGTGACCGCCGACTTCGTGGCCGAGAACACCGCGCCCACCGCGCAGGATCCGACGACGTCGAAGGTCTCGCTGACGGTGTTCGACGCGAAGGCCGAAGTCGACATCAGCAACAACCTCCTCGACGACTCGCCGCTCGATGTCGCCGGGTACGTCACGCAGGCCATCGGCAACGGCTTCGCGAAGTTCGCGGATACCGTCTGGCTCCAGGGCCATGTCGGCAACTCGATCGCCGGTCTTTACGCCGGAATCTCCGCTGGCCGGAAGGCCACCGTGGCGGCCGGCTCGGTGATCTCCGCGGCCAACGTTGGGACCGTCATCGGCTCGATCGATCCGATGGTCATGGGCGATTTCGCCTGGGTCGTCAGCGGTGCCGGCTGGGGCCAACTCCTCGCCCTCGAGGGGACGCGGTTCGTCCAGCCGATGGTCGGCGGCGGGGCTCCCATCCCGACCGTGTGGGGCGTGCCGGTCTACAAGTCGGACCTCCTCCCGGCCAACGTCCTCGCGGTCTACGGGGCGTTCAAGATGACGACCGCGATCGCCATGCGGAAGGAGCTCTCGGTCACGCCGCTCCGTGAGCTCAAGGCCCGCGAAAACCAGACGGTCTACCTCGCTCACGGCCGCTTCGGCCTGGCGAACCACGACCCGTCCTACGCCGGTGCCATCCTCCAGGGCACCTGATCCCCTGGCCCCTGACTCCCGCCCGTCTCCAGCGGCCGGGCGAGGCTCACCCCTCGCCCGGCCGCCCCCCTTTCCGGAGTTCTCCGATGCCGACCGTCTCGATCAAGTTCCGCCAGGACTATGGCGACCACGCCGCCGGGGCCGTCGTCCAACTCCCCGAGGCGATGGCCCGCCACCTCGTCGACTGCGGCCTGGCCACGTTCGTCGCCACCCCCGAGCCGGCGGAGCTTCCCGTCGAGCGAGCCGATGCCCCGAAGCCCAAGCACATCCAACGCGCCGCGAAGTGATCCGGAGGGCCGATGCTCAAGCTCCGCTCCCTGAAGCAACTCAACGAGCCTGAGGTCGAGCCCGTGTCCCTCGCGGCAGCGAAGGGCCAGGTCGGGCTGTTGCCAGAGCAGTCCGACGACGACGCTCTCCTGCTGCGGCTGATCTCCACCGGCCGCCGGCTGGTCGAGCAGCGCCTCGGGACGACGCTGGCAACTCGGCAGTTCCGGGCCACCATCGTCGGTGACCTCGACAACCACGGCCACCATCACGGCCTCTGGCATCACCACTACCACCACCGCGACGAGCTCCGCATTCCGCTCCCGCCTCTCCTGGTGGACGGGACACACCCGCTGGCCATCACCGTGGGCGGAGTGGCGATCAACCCGGCCACCTACTCCATCGATTCCGACTCCACCCCGGCGGTGATCCGGTTCACCACCTGGCCGACGTTCGACGATGACGCCCCGCTCGTGGTGACGTTCTGGGCAGGGCCCCCCGCTGGCGGCCGGATCGAGCCCGCCGCCGAGTCCGTGATCCTGCTTTACGTCGCCCACGGGTTCAAGCACCGCGAGGGTGTGGTCCCCGGCAGCGTCAACGAGCTCCCCATGGGCATCGAGACGCTCCTGGCGTCGATCTCCATCACCGGAGCCTACTGATGGGCGACCGCACCGCCGCCGGCAACAAGACGCACACCTTCCGTTTCGAGCGGCCCGTCGAGACGCGGAACGCCGTCGGTGAGATCTCCTCGATCTCCTGGGTGAAGATCGCCCGCCGCCGGGGATCGATCGAGCAGATCGGCTACAGCGAATCCCAGGACCAGGGCCAGACCTCCGGGCAGGCCTCCTACCTGATCGTGGTGCCATCGGTCCCAGGCCTCGACGGTTCATCCCGGATCGTGTGGGAAAGCCGGCTCGGCCGGATCCTGGTGGTGTCCTCGGTCGTCGGGGATGACGCCGATCCCGAGCAGACGATCCAGGCCGCGGAGAAAAAGACATGAGCGCCCCTGGCCTCTTCTTCTCCGCGTTCTTCAGTGAGAAGTCGAACCGCGACATCGACGACCTGATCCGCGCCTACGCCAAGCTCCCCGGCTCGGTGGCCCGGAAGCACCTAAAGGCCGCGATCCGGCGATCGATCAAGCCGTTCACGCCGGCGCTCAGAGCCGCGACCCCTCGAGGAAAAACCGGCAACCTGCGGCGATCGGTCATTACCGTCGTGAAGTTCGGCACCAAGGTCTCCCGCGGGGCCAACGAGGCTTTCCGCGGAACCGCCATCGGGATCGTGGGCTTCAGCCGGAAGGGCAAGAAAAAGAATCAGAAGGGGGACCACAGCGTCCTCGTCGAGGCCGGCAGCAAGCCGCGCCGCCGGAAGGGAATCCGGGGCAACTCCTTCAGCGCTGGCCAGGGCTCCACCGGCACGATGCCCCCGAAGCACATGCTTCGCGACACGCTCGCAGCCAAGCGTTCCGGCATCCTGTCGAACATGGAAATCGAGATGGGGGTGAGCCTCGAGCGGGCCACCCAGGAAGCTGCCCGCCGCGCCGCCCGCTGATCCCCCGGAGATCCATCATGGAAACCGTCCTCGTCAAGTTCACCGCCCCCTGGGGCCGCTACGTCCCGGGCGATGCCCTGTTCGTTGATGCCGCCACGCTGGCCGAGCTCCTGGCCGCTGGCGTGATCGAGGCCGACCCGGCCGGGGAGGCTGAATGAGCTCGCCCGAGGCATGGCTGAAGGCCACGATCGAGACCACCGCCGGGGCTCTGGCCTGGCCGGTGGCCGTGTCGGAATCTGCCGGCCTGCCCTTTGTCGTCTACTCCCGCGAATCGACCGAGCGGCCCCTCCAGACGAGCGGCTTGACGGGCTTTGCGGATGGGGAGTTTGCGCTCGAGGTGTGCGGGGCCACATGGACATCGGCCCGGACTGTGGCGGATGCGATCGTGGCCGCGGTCCAGAACTTCACCGGCACTGCCCATGGGGCCATTATCGACCACGTTCACGTTGGGACTGATCGAGACGGCACCGCCGTCTATCTCACCGATGGCCAGGATCTGCCGTCCTATTTCGTGATCGAGCTGCAAATCTTCATCCGCTGGAGAGAGTGACAATGCCCGCACTTCCCGCAGTCCTCGACACGATGCAGGGGCTCACGTTCTCCTTCAATTCCATCGAGTTCCGCGCCACGAACATCAAGCGGAAGGAATCCCGCCCGCTCGTCGATGTCTCCGACTGCTCCCAGGCCGCCGACTCGCTGCGGATTTATCAGGCCGAGCCACTCAAGGACGGCGACGAAATCAGCCTGGAATACTTCGGGAAGAATCCCCCGACCAAGGGCACGAAGTACGCGATCTCCTGCTCCGGTCTGGCGATCACCGGCAACGCCTTCTGTACGGATGTCGAAGAGGGTGGCGCTGTCGGTGAGTACGTCAGGGGAACGGCCACCTTCAAGATCTCTGGCTGAATGGGGGACGGTCCATGACCGCTATCCCATCCGCGCAAAACGTCTCCGTTTCCTTTGGCGGGGTCGCGCTCGGCGGCTTGATCGGATTCGACGAGCAATACTCCGCCGCGTCCCCGACTGACACCACCGGCTCCACCGCCACGATCGTCGGCAGTGGTGGAAACACGCGGGTGATCCGCCAAGTCGAGATCACCATGATCGAGCCCGGCTCGATCGCGTTCCGGTGCTGGGGTAACCCCCCTTTCGCCCGTTCCGACATCGGCCTCTCGGCCACGCTGTCGTTCACCATCGCCGGCAACACGACCAGCTGGCCCGCCCAACTGGCAAACGTCCAGCGCGTCGGCTCTGCCGGTGAACTGATCCAAGGCTCCTACCAGTTCCAGTTCATGGGGTAACGATGCTCACGCGAGACGATCTCCTCGGCCTCGAGGCCAACAAGACTGCTCCCCCGACGCGGCTCCATGTCGCCGCCTGGGGCGGGGATGTCCTCCTCCTGGATCCGACCGCCCAGGCCTATGACGAGTGGGCGATGTTCTGTGAGGCCAACAAGGGCCAGCCGGCCCCGTGGCGCGCGAAGGTGGCCTGTCTGCTCCTGTGCGACGAAGCAGGCAAGCGGCTGTTCACCGATGCCGACGTCCCGACCCTGGCCGCTTGGAAGCCCGACGGGCTTCTCGAGGTGTGGACGGTCGGCATCAAGCTCCTCAAGGTCGACGACAAGGAGATCGAAGCCGAGGCGGAAAAATCCGCGGCCAGCCCCTGACCCTGTTTCTCGGGCGGCTGGCCCTGGCGTGTGGAGAGTGGGATGTCGAAACGCTGTCGAAGCAGATCACGCTCCGACAGCTGAAATGGTGGATGGCCTTCTGGCGCGTCGAGCCGTTCGGTGACGAATGGGCCCGGTCGGGGAAGTTGGCCGCGGTGATGGCGGCGGCCCAGGGGGCCAAGGTCGAGCCTGACTTCGAGGAGAAGTTCCTGCCGAGCTACCGCTCTCCGGTCCAGACCGAAGAGGAGTTGAAAGCCCAGCTGCGAAGGATCCCGTTCTTCGCGGCCCAGATGGAAGCCCAAGGAATCTGACATGGCAGGCATCGGCAAAGTCTCCGCGATCTTCACCGCCTCGAGCGCCGGACTTTCCGCCGGGGTGTCGAAGGCAAGCTCCTCCCTGAAGGGGCTGCAGAAGGACGTTGCCAGCCTCCGCTCTGGGATGCAGCTGCTGAACGCGATCTCCGGGGCGCAGTTGCTCGGCTCCGTCGCGTCGACCGCCATGAGCTACGCCCGATCCCTGGTGGGTGTTGGCCTGGCCCAGGCCGAGGTGATCGACTCGACGAGCAAGATGTCGGCCCGCCTCGGGATGACCTACTCGGAGTTGGCCGGTCTGGCCCATGCTGGCGACCTTGCCGGGGTCTCGATGGACACGATCGGGGCCGCCGCCACCAAAGCCGACATCGCCTTCGTGAAGGCCGCCCAGGGGTCGAAGACGGCCCAGGCGGGCTTCGCGGCCATCGGCCTTGAACTGGGCGATCTTCAGGGCCTGTCGTCCGCGGAGCGATTCTCAGAGATCGCTGATGCCATCGCCGGGCTCCCGACCGAAGCGGAGCGGGCCGCCGCGGCGGTGAAGCTGTTCGGCCGGGCCGGGGCGGAGTTGCTCCCCCTGTTCGCCGGCGGGGCAGGATCGATCCAGGAGGCCACCGAGGAGGCCCAGCGGTTCGGAATGGCCCTCACCGGGGCCCAGGGGCGGGACGTCGAGGCAATGAACGACTCGTTCTCCAAGGTCTCCGCGGCCATCGGCGGGATCATCAAGCAGGTCACCGCCTACCTTGCCCCCTCGATTACCTCGATCGCCACCACGTTCACGGACTTCGTCGGCTCGATGGGCGGGGCCAACATCGGTCAGGCCATCGGAGAGGGGATCCTCGCCGCGGCCCGCTACATGGCCGGTGTCGGGGACTTCATCATCGGCGGGCTCACGACCGTGGGTGAGTACCTGACCTTCGTGGCCGGCAACTGGTCGACGGTGTTCGACTCCATCGGACGGATCGGTTCGCTCCTGGCGGGGGTCGCCAGAGCGTGGGCCGGATCGGTCCTCACCGTCCTGGGTGGTGCGGCCGGGATCGTCGGGCTGATCTCCAAGACGGCACAAAACGCTTCCGACCGAATCATCGACGCGGCCCGCGGGCAATTCGCGGCTGCCGGTCAGAACTTCGAGGGGGCCTTCGGGACCGCGAAGCCCGGCACGGGGCCGCTGGCGGCGGGGCTCGAGATCGCGTTGGCCAAGTCCCGGCTGGCCGCTGGTCAGTTCGACCAGGCCAACCGCCTCAAGGTCGGGGAAGCGGCCGGGGCTCTGGCTCCAGCCGGTGCCGCCGCCGTCCGGCAGGAGGTCAAGGCCATCGACTCCCGCTCGAAGGAGGGCATCGCAGAGATGTTCCGCCTGATGCGTGGCGAGACGGAAGACGCGGCGGAGCGGACGGCTCGGGCCACCGAGCGGATCGCTGACAACACCGAGGACATGGGTGTCGACATCGAGGAGCTCTCCTTCGCGGGGTGAATCATGGCCGTCATCGCAACCAAGTACACACCCAACAAGGCCTCCGGTGACGGGGAGTTTCGACAGTCCCACAACCTGTCGGAAACGTGGCTGGTGCGTGTCGATGCACCGCCACCGACGACCAGCGTGGCCGCAATTCTCACGGCCCCCGGCGTGGCCTACGGCACGGCCCACCCGTCGTTCGCCGCCTGCAAGGCGATGAAGTGGAGCTACAGCGCGGTCGATGGCTCCGGGCTCCTGTGGGCGGTGACGGTTCAGTATTACGTCCCGACCGTCGAAGTAGACCCGATGACCGGCCTGCCGATGGACGCATGGCAAGCCCGAGGCACCACGCAAACGCTGCCGTTCTATCAGGACCGCAACAACAACATCCTTGCCAACTCCGCAGGCGATCCGCTCGAGGGGATGGAGCGCGAGATCTGCTACATGGGGTGGACGCTGACCCGTTCCTATACGTCGATCAACACGGCGTTCGCGCAGATCAAAGGATCGTCGAACAAGACCAACAACGATCTCTGGCCGAGCCTTGGTTCAAGTGCGGTCGACACTTGGAAATGCACCTTCGGGAATCTTCAAAAGAGAATCATCGTTACCCAAAGCGGAGCAACGCAAACGGCGACCGCCTACTGGGAGGCCACGTTCGAGATTGATTACAAGGAAGATACTTGGCATGTAAAGCCCTGGGACATGGGGTTCAATGAACGGGTGGACGCAACCGGAATGCCGACGAGCACCGGAACCAACAGGCGGGCCATCCTTGGGAGGGAAGGACGGCCGGTGAAACAGGCTGTCGCTCTGGCCAGCGGTGTCGCCCTCCCGCCTGGGACGCCGCCGGTTGCGCTTGACTTCGACCCGTATGGGAAAATCTCCTTCACCTCCGCCTTCGGGACGCCATCATGACAAGGCGAATTGTCGGGGCATCCCGCGAAACGTGGGGGCGGATCAGTCGAGCCGTCCGTGGTGTCGAGAACAGCGGCCGAGGTGGCACCTCGCAACCTGCCGACTACGGATCCGGCGACGACGCCGACTCGGTCCTCTGCAAGACAACCGCCGCCTGGGCGAAGGGATCGAGCGCCACGCTCCAGGTCTGGGCCGGTGAGCCGGGCAGCGAGACAAACACTGGTGTCACGCTCACGGCATACAACCGCGTGGCAGCATTCAAGTCGGGCGATTTCGTCACCGTCCAGTTGAACCGCCACGGCTTTTACTACGTCGTCGGCGCTGGCGGAGGCTTGGTAAAGCTCTCACGGACAACGTCGGTGTGGGAGAAGGGCACGACGACTTCCCTGGTGGTCTACGGCGGGACGCCTGGATCAGAGGCAGCGACCGGCGAGACCTTCAACGCCTTCAACAACTTCGGCAAGGTTCTCTCCGGGAAGTGGGTGATGATCGGAGAGACCGCCGAAGGACAACACTACCTCATCGCCCCCGAGTCTGATCAGGTCGAGTTGGTCTACACGGCGGAGATCGTGTCGACGACAGCCTCGGGTGTCACGACATCGAAGCTGGTATTCCGCCGGAAAAAGGTATGGGTCCACTCCATCGAGGAAGGGACGCCGGTCGAAATTGGAATGACCGAGTGCGTCACCCCGTACAGCAACAACCAAGGCGGCTACTGAGTTGGCAGGGCTCATAACCTATAACGGCCTGCTGCTCCTAAAGGGTGGCGGGCTGGCCGCTAACAAAGCCTGCTGCTGCACTGGCGTAATCTGCTACTGCTTTCGGCAGTATGCCAACTACGGTCAGATAACCGTTTCTCGGTTCGTGCGATGCTACCGCCAGTCTTATTTCAACCCGGTATTGGGCGTTATTGTTTTCCCCGACGGAGTCCCTGGTGGGTGGGGTGACTCGCCGTGTCAGCCAAACTCCGCCGGCTGGTTCTTTAACGTGGCGAACAACGCTTTCAGCAATCCCCCATGGGCGGAGGGATCCCAGCCTCCTGGGTTCCCGTCAGCGACAGGATGTGGAGGCGCAAACGGTGAGGGGTGGAACATCACTCCCATCGACAACGCCACCCAGGCCGCCGCATGCACCCCGATCGGGAGCCCGCCGTAATGCTCGTTTCCCTTGATGCGGTCAAAGCCGTCGCGCGCATGCGGCCCGCGGGGTACGTCGACGCGGTCCTCGGCGGTGGTGTTCTCCGCATCGAGCCCGATGTCGGAGAGGTTGTCGACATCCCCGACGCAGCCTACTGGGATCTGGTCCGCACCTACTCCCCGGGTGAGTTCAGCGGCCGACTTGCCCTCCATGCCTGCGGCCCCGGCTGCCAGTTGAAACGATCCCTGGCATGGTGGGGAATCAAGGACGACGGCTCCTGTGGTTGCTCCGACTATGCCGCGATGCTCGACGCCTGGGGTCCGGACGAATGCTGGCGGCGGCTGGAGGAGATCGTCGAGCACCTGCGGGAGGCCGCCGGGAAAAAGGGACTCCCGTTCATCGCCACCGCGGCCCGGATCCTGGTAGCCCGAGCCATCGAAGCCGCGAGGAAGGAGGTTGCCCATGCCACCGCGCAAGGCGAAGAAGGGGGAGCCCCGCACATGGGACGGGCTCGGTGATCCTGACATTACCGGGGCCGACGAAGCCGAGGCCGAGCAGTTGATCGAGTTCGGCCGCCGGTCGAAGCCCCCGGAACAGCCCGAGAAGAAGGAGCGCCGCCGATGCCCCCGAAAACCCCGTCGCTGAGGGACGAGATCATCCGCGGCATCACCGAGAACAAAAAAGGCCCGCGCGGCTGGTTCGACAAGATCGCCCCCGACGTCCAGGCCGAGCTCGTCGAGATCCGGGCCGACTTCCGCGAGGGCAGGACCGAGGGATCGAAAACCGCCGTCTCTGACTCCATCCACCGCGTCTTGAAGGCCCGCGGCCTGATCACCGTCACCCGCGCGGAGGTGTTCAGATGGTTCAACAAGCGCGAGGACTGAAGCACGCGGTGGCCGAGTCCGTTGCCGCCGCCGCCACGAAGCCCGCCCCGGACGCGGAGCAGGTGTCGGAGCGCCGCGAGGGGGCCGACCTCGAGTACCGCTCGACCTCCCGGACGATCCGCACCGTCGAGGATCTGCTCCTCCACATCGAGGCCGACATGGCCCGTTTCGAGGTGGCCGCCTCGGAGGCGACGAAGTGGGAGGTGGCCACCGTCGACCGCGACACCGGGCGGCCGGTGGTCACAGTCCTTCACCGGGTGTTCGTCCGGCTCCGCCCCCGCGGTGGGCCAGCCGTCGCGGAGCTCGTCGCCGCGATGATCGCCGGGGCCGCAAAGGCCGGGGGCATCGGACGCCCCAAGGCGAAGGCCGCGAAGGCCAAGCCCGGCCCGTGGCAAGTGTTGATCGTGGCCGACACCCACTTCGCCAAATACGCCTGGTCACGCACCACCGGGGGTGACGACTACGACCTCGACCACGCCGATCGGCTGGTCCGCTCCGCCGGGCTCGGGCTCCTGGAGGCCGGGGACGCTCACCGCCCTGGTCGTCGCACGATTGCATTCCTCGGTGACCTGTTTCATTACGATACCCCCAGCGCCACCACGACCAGGGGAACCCAGCTGGAGCGAGACGGCCGACTCGAGCGGATGATCCAGACCGGCTCCTCCGCCCTCGTCGCCCTGGTCGAGCGATCCGCCGAGACCGCCCCGACCGATTGCGTCATCGTCCCCGGCAACCATGATGAAACGATGACCGCGTGGTTCCGGTTGCTGTTGCGGACCCACTTCGCGAAGGATCGCCGGGTGGTCGTGCATGACGTCTACACGCACAGGCAATACCTCGAGCACGACGGCAACCTCCTGGGCTTTGCCCATGGAGACAAGGCTCGGGCGAAGCTCCCGGCGCTGATGACGCTGGAGGCCCGGGAAGCGTGGGCCCGATGCCGATACCGCGAGATTCACACCGGGCATTTGCACAAGCAGGCCGCCCGGATCCGCCGGGTGATCGACTCCGATGGGATCGACACGGTCGACGGGGTGGTGGTGAGAACCGCCCCGGCCCTGTGTCCCCCCGATGACTGGCATTCCCAGGAAGGCTTCATCGGCAGTCGGCAGGCAATGGAGACATGGTTCTATCGGGCCGGCGGCGGGCTCGCCGGGATGCTCGTGGCCGACGGGGGTTGATCCGAGGCGATCGCGCGGGAGGGTGAGGGCATGCGACACATCATCGGATTCTGTGGCCCCGCCGGGGCCGGCAAAGACCTCGCCGCCTCGATGATCCCCGGGGGCCACCGAATCGCCTTTGCCGACCCGCTCTACCAGGGCCTGGCCGCCATGCTTGGCGTCCCCGAGGGAGTCCTCCGGGACCGCTCCGCGAAGGAGCGGCCCCTCGCTGGCTTCGGGGCATCCCCTCGGCAACTGCTCCAGACCCTCGGGACAGAGTGGGGCCGGCAGATGATCTGCCCTGACATCTGGCTTCGCGTGGCCTTCTGGCGGTGGGAGCAGGCCGCCGCGGCCGGGCTTGGGGTGATCGTCGTTCCCGATGTCCGATTCGCCAACGAGGCCCGGCAGATTCGCTCCGAGGGCGGAGAGGTGTGGATGATCCACCGCCCCGGGGTCGAGCCGGTGGCCGCTCACGAGTCCGAGGCGGGGCTCCCGCTGCGGATGATCGACCGCCTGGTCGTCAACGACGGGACGGTGGACCAGCTGCGGGAGCGCGTGGAGGCGACGTTCACGGGACGCTGATCTCGAGATCCTTCGGCGGCGGGATTGTCTGGACGAACGAAAGCACCCAGGGCCCGCCGACGCACATCAACTCACGGCGGTAGGTGTGCTCGACGGTCGACCCGTCTGCGGCCAACTCCTCGAAGCTCACGAAGTCCGTGGAGCAGGGGTGTAGTTGTCCGTCCATCGGCCCTCCGACCACCGGCAAAACCATTTCGCCTTTCGATTCCATCTGTTGTTCCTCGTTTCGTGTCGTGCGAAAGTTCACCATACCAGCCACCGCACCAGCAGGGCCACCGGGATCGTGATCGGAAGCCACGCGATGATCTGACGGGCCGTCATGGGGTCTCCTCAATGAAGGTGGCATCGTCGCCCAGGTCGAGCCGGGGGAGGAAGTCTATCCCCGCCGCCTTCCCGACGATCCGATCGTCGAGGTAGTGGTCCCTCGTGATGTTCGCGTCCGAGTGGTCGAGATGGCCCACGGCATCCCCACCAGCCGCGGCAACGTAGGAGGCCGAGGCCTTCCGCAGGGCGTGGAATCGTCGCTGCGGAACGCCGGCCTGATCGCACAGGATTCTCATCGAGTGGTAGATCGACGTCGGCCGGTGGGGCCACGGCCATACCAGATCGCCAGGGCATCGGCGGTGGAGCTCGAGCTCGGCCGCGAGATCGGGGGTGATCCGCCGGGCAATGTCGCGCGTGTGGCCCTTCCTGGTGCCAGCCAGGAACACGATCTCCTCCCCGCGGACATCCTTCCAACGCAAGGCCATCAGTTCACCGATCCGCGCGCCGGTACACCACGCAGCGTAAATGAGCGTCGACCACCACCACCCGGCCGGCAGGCCCGCCAGGGTCCGCTGGCGCTTCCTGGCGGCCACGATCATCCGGCCCACCTCGGCGGCAGTGAAGCCGCGGGGGAGACGCTGGGCCTTCCGGATCGGCTTGACGATCGGGAACTCTGGGATCAGCCGCTTGCGGAATGCGTAGAGCGCGAGGCAGAGCAACTGTGTCCGGTCCTTCGCGATCGTCCCCGGGCTCGGTAGGCCACGGGTGGCCGAGTGGATCGTCTTCGCGCGCCACCCGAGGAAGGCCGCGATCATGTCTTCCTCGAGGTCGTCGACCGTGGGCTCGCGTTTGAGGAAGTCCCGGAACCTGTCCAGGGTGGAGCCGTAGATCGCGACGGTTCGATCAGAGAGCCCCTTCACCGGGGCGTATCGGTCGATCAGCAGTTGACGAAGAAGCATGGCATCCCCTCAAGTGAATGGCATCCATGCCGTGTTTGCTCAGGGTAGCCCTAGTGAACATAGGTACAACCCCGCCAGTACGAACGGGGCCCTCTCCGTTCGTACAAGTGCCTTGGCAACCCTACGCAGGGAAACCAGGGAGAGCCAATCGGTCGAAGCGTGTTGCCCACGCTCCGATCCGGTGGTATTTCAGGGGCATGAGACGCATGGGCTTGCCAGGGCCGGTTCCCGGCCACAACTGGATCGATTCCGCCGAGGCCGCAAGAATCCTTGCGATCAAGCCTGAGTGCGTGTGCGTCTACGTCCGGCGGAAATGCTTCCCCGTCTACCGCCTGGGTGACATCCAGGTGTTCGACGATTTCGAGGTCCGGAAGTACGCCGCCCGCCGCGGGGCCGGCAGGCCAGAAAAGGCACCTGCTGCCACCAGCCGCGCCTCCAAGCGCCGCTGATTCGAACAGCGTTCGTGATGCTGTTTTGAGGCCGTTTCGCCTCCTGTTCGCTAAATCGAACAGTTCCCCTTGACAGTCTTTCCCGTCGGCGGATATGTTCCGCCCACGTTGTTCGATTCATCGAACAGCGGCCAGCGGTTTCCCCTGCTCTTGGTCAATGGAATCCAACGATTCCGGCCTGGATTTCGCGGTGGACAGTTGGGCTGTCTGGGGTGGGTTGATCCCGCCCCCGGCTGGTCTATCTTCCCTGAACTACTGAACGGAAGAACACCAACGGGGGCGAGGGGATGTCGGACACGGGGACGAGGGCAACGGCAAGGAAGAGGGCAAAGCAGGCGGCAGCGGGGAAGACGCCAGGGCGATTCGGGGGCGCGGCTCTGCCGTTCGACCGGAGCCTGGCTCACCTCTGCTGGCAGATCGGCCTGAGCCACGAGCGAACAGCGTGGGTGATGGGTCGATCGGTCGGGGAAGTGCGTCATGAGTGGTCAGTCCTGACGGGCCTACCTCTCGATGACGACCCAACCGAGGCCGACGTCGAGCGGATCACGGCAGAGATTCGGGCTGGCTGGTCACCGGAAGTATTTCTGGCGGCGGCCCGGGGGATCAGGCATCAGAGCGATCGGATTCACCGAGGGGAAACGCAATGCAAAGCAACGACGAACAGCCAGGGGATCGGGAAGCGGCCGGGGCCATCGCCGGGATGCAAGAGGTCTACGGGCCTCCAGCCGTCGAGCCGGTGACCGAGGGCATCCCCCTCGACCTCCTGGTCCTCGACCCGACGGACATGGAGTGAAGGACGGGCCGGGGCTGGAGGCCTCGGCAGGGAGCCCGCGGAGCGGGAATCACAGGAGCGGCCCGTCGGTGGTGGAACCGCCGACGGGATCACGGAGGGCAGTTGATGGCCACGATCACGATCTCCAGGAAGCTGCGGAAAGCCCTCAAAGAGATCCGCGCAGCGTGGTCAGACGATCAGGCGGATGCAGCGCGGCGGGGGATCAAGAGGCCGAGCAGTTCGGTCGTCCCGCCACGCAAGGGGCGAGAACGAAAAGGGGGCGAGTGATGGCAGGATTTCGCAAGGCAACGAAGGCACAATCAAGGCTCCGGGCGGCCGGGTTTGGTCCGTCCGGAAGCGGGAAGACGATGTCGATGCTGCGGATCGGCCGCGGTCTGGCTGGCCCGACGGGGACCGTGGCGGTGATCGACACCGAGAGAGGATCGGCGTCGAAGTACAGCGACCGCTTCGATTTCGACGTCCTCGACCTGAAGGATCACACCGTCCAGGGCTACGTCGAGGCGATCAAGTCGGCCCACGGGTACGACGTCCTGGTCATCGACAGCCTGTCCCACGGCTGGCAATCGCTCCTCGAGGAAGTCGAGAAGCTGGCGAAGGCCAAGTACCGCGGCAACACATGGTCGGCGTGGTCCGAGGGGACGCCACTCCAGAGGAAGTTGGTCAACGCGATCCTGGACTTCCCGGGCCATGTCCTGGCGACGATCCGCAGCAAAACCGAATGGACCACCGTCGAGGACTCTAGGGGCAAGAAAGCCCCCCAGCGGATCGGCATGGCCCCCGAGCAGGGCAAGGGCATCGAGTACGAGTTCGACTTGCTCCTGGAGATCTCCACCGAGCACATCGCCAACGTCATCAAGGACAGGACGGGGCGGTTCCAGGACAAGTTGATCGACAAGCCCGACGAAGAGTTCGGCCGCCAGCTTGCCCTCTGGCTGGCCGACGGCGAGCCGGCGGCGGTTTCCCCCCCGCCGCCGGCCGCCCCCCCTCTCGATCCGAGGATCGTCGAGATCGGAGAGTTCCCGGACTCAGTCAAAGAAGCCTGCCGGCGGGTCATGCGGGCCGCGATCGACTCGGGGATCTCGAAGGACGCCGCCATCGACCAGGCGGTCGAGCACGGCCGGGAGATCCTGGCCGTCGAGGACGCGGTCGAGGCGGGGGCCGAGTGATGGACGCCCCTCCGAGGACATGGCGGGAAGTGTGGGACCGCGAGGCCGAGGATCCGGTCCCCGACCCGCTCGTCGAGATGGCCAAGCGCATGCGGCGGCGGATCGATTCGGCCAAGGACGCGGCGGATGACGCCGCCGCCTATGCCGACAAGCCGATCCCGTCGCTGAACACGCTCCAGGCGGTGGCCTACGCGGAGGAGATCGCCCAACGAGCCCGGCAGGTGGTCGAGGAGTGGCGGCTGTCGAGGAACCCGCGCCGCTGCCAGCTGCTGGCCAGGGCGGTGATCCAACTGAAGCAAGTGATCGAACACGCGGCGGGGGATTTGGAGCCGGTTGAACCGGCCGCCACCGTCGTCGAGGGATGAGGAGGGATCGAGATGGAGTTCACCAGTTACACGCCGGGACAGGCCATCGAGGGCACCGAGCCGCTCGAGGACGGGCGGCACGAGTGCGTCATCGTGAGCGCCGAGGACAAGTTCGACAACGACGGGACCGCGAATCTGCGGGTGGTGTTCCAGCCGATCCGCGGCGCGGAGGTCTACGCCTGGCCGGTCTTGAAGATCTCAGACACGGCCCGGGGGATCCGGTTCGGCGCGGCCCTGGCCGACGCTCTCCAGATCGACCGATCCAACGGGCTCGACCTGGATCCCCGCGAGCTCCGCGGGAAGCGTGTCCTGGTGTCGACCCGTCGCTGGGTGGATGACCAGTCCCGCACCAATGTCGGCGTCGACTCGATCCGCGGGACATGGACGGTTCGCGGCGGTGCCGTCGCTGCTGCACCGGCCCCGGCCCCCGAGCCGGCCCCGGTGAAGGCCAAGCCCCGGACGCCCGCGGCAGCCGTTGCCGCGGCCCGAGGCGACGAGGCCGGTGGTTCCGACGACGTGCCGTTCTGACCTGAAAGGTTTCCATGCTCAAGCACCGCAGCCCATCACGCTCCTATCAGGCTGTCCACGACTCCGAAGGTCGTCGGCAGCAAATCGCCCAGTTCGAGGCTTCGCTCTCGGCACTGCGGCGGGAGCTCAATCTCTGGTGGGACCGCACCGGCGGCGGGATGGAGTGTTGCCAGTCGCCGCAGCTGCTGGCCATCCGGTCGAGGGTCCGGGAATCGGCGGAGCTCGAGCGGGGGATTCAGCGATAGGCCAGCCCTGGCCCCGCCTTTCACGGTGGCGGAATGGGCCCGTGAGCCGGACGAGCGGGGCCGCACTTGCACGGCCAATCACCGGCAGCCTCGGTCGTGATCCTGACGAGCCGAGGCAACCACCCCCGTGACATGGCACGGAGGCCGATCGACGCGGCCGGGGTGGGATGGATTGATCGACACCACAGGGAGGGGGGGCAGATGAGCGATTGCACGGAGAACGGTTGCGATCAGGCGGGCCGGTGGGAAGTCGGAGAGCGTCGATATTGCTCGACACACGGCATTCAGGCATCGATCCGAGGATCGGCCGCTATGCGGCTGGTCTGCCCGGTGGTCGATCCCGAGCCCGCCGCGGCCGGCAGCGTGTGGGACGAGCTCCAGGCGGAGCTCGAGGCGGTGGACTTCGACAGCCCCACCGACCGCGAGCAGCTGCTCCGCGAGATCGCATGGGCGGCAATCGAGAACGGGAGGGGATGCCGATGAGGACGACCCTCGACGACTTTCGCCCAGCCGGTGACGACAGCGGGCTCCCGCTGTTCGCCTCGGCCAGGCGGAGCGATCCGCCGACGAGCGTGGCGGCTGCCCGGGCCGTCACTCCCAGGATGAAGAACGAACACGAGGGGCTGATCCTGGTGGCCTTGGAGTGTGGCGCGGCGGGGAAGACCCGGATCGCCCACCTGTGCGGGCTGTCGGATCAACAGGTGATCCGGCGGATGAGGAATCTGGTCCGCGATGGCCTGGTCGTCCCCACGGGGCGAGAGGTTCCGTCGGCGGCAGGCCGGGCGGAGATGGAGTGGAGGTTGGTTTGATCGAGTCGAATCCTACGTCACGGAGGGGGTTATGGGTCCGATGATTGATGTTTATTGCGAAGAAATCACAGCGGCGATCTCTTCAGGAGACTCAAAGCTGATTGCCGACATTGCAGAGACCTTCCTGACTCGATGCCACTACTACCGACGATGGAGCATCGAGTCGATAAGGCACAACATTTGCCGATCCGACGGGCTTCAGGTTTTCGTATCGATTCGTTTTTCTGACGGAACACCAGGAGAGGTGAAAGTCGGAACTTTCAGCGGCAAGCGTCGCCTCATGCTCGACTCTGAGCTTGTTTCGTGCGACTCTTCAGCGAGCGTTGTTCACTCGCTCGGAGTTCCGTGTTGTTTCTTTGATGGCATTTACTATGCGGCCGAGTGCTTCCATGAAGCAGCACGCGAAGAAATCATAGAATTAGCAAAGGACTGCGAGAGGAGATATGTCGAGTCGAGAGATAGGCTGGCAAAGATTGAAGGGTCGCTCGACTGGTACGGGAATCGCCTTGAGAAGACGCTCAAGCAGATTGATTCCGCCAGGGATTCGCTTTCTGCCGCTATTGACCGCGTTAAAGTTGCCGGATCTGTCGACTCTGTCTCAATTGCTCCCGTCGACTGGAAGTCGCGGATCGGTGAGGCTGCCTGGGCGATCGAAACCGCAGCCCCGTCATTTGTTTCTCTCCAAGACGCAAAGCGGCTCCTGTCGGGACGGTCGGGGGTCTATTTCGGCTGGAGGATTACTGACGGGAAGTGTGTTTACGTCGGCAAGTCAAAGAATCTTGGTAGCAGGCTTCATGGCGGAAGGACCGAGTTGCTCGACTGCAAGGTGAGCTACATCGAGATGCCAGAAAACCAGATTCATACATGGGAGCTTTTTTATATCTGGCTCCACCACCCGGAAAGAAACAACGAAGTCAGGAAGTCGACTGACGCTGCCGCGGCCTGTGACGCGGAGTGTGTGTCGAATGCCTGACTCCTTCGAGCTCCTCCCCGACGAGCGACTCCGTGACCTTGCCGACTCGTGCGGCCGGGGTCACTGGAGGACGACCAGGCCGAAGCCGGCATCGTCTTACTTCGTCCAGAGGAGCCGGGTGGAGAACTACCGGGTGGTGTCGTGGCTGATCCGGGACGTTTCGGACGTCATGGGCGACGACAGGACTCGGGCCGCGGTGTGGGCATCGGTCTGCCAGGCCGTCGATCTGTGGCTCGAGGAGCCGGGGATCGGCAGTGAGCAGGAGCGGGCCCTCGCCGCGCTGAAGGTGGCCGGGAGGACTGACGCGGAGCACGAGCTCGTCAAGTTCGTCAACCACCGCCAGGAAGGCGGGATGCGATCGTGGGACAAGTGGATGGGGCTCGTCGCCCCGTGGGAGGCAACGGATGGCCGGTGACTGGCTGAAGATGCGACACGACCTGGCCGACGATCCGTCCGTCATTCGGGTGGCCGCCGACCTGTCGATCGACGAAGACCTGGTGATCGGGAAGCTGTTCCGCCTCTGGTCGTGGGCCGATCGCCACACGACGGAGGGGCAGGCTGAGGGGATCGGGATGGTCTGGGTGGATCGGTTGACCAGGTGCGAGGGATTCGGTGCCGCTCTCGAGAGGGCGGGCTGGCTGGAGAAAACTGCGGGGGGACTGCTGTTTCCCCGGTTTCACCGGCATTGCAGCGACACCGCGAAGGCCCGGGCCCTGGCTTCCGACCGGATGAAACGCTCCCGTTGCGCGCGCAGCGCAACAGAAGCGCAACCAGAGAAGAGGAGAGAGAGAGAAGAAGTTCCACCACCACCACGCGAGGCTTCGCTGGAGGAGGCAGGGCAGGGAGACCCGTGGGCGGAGTTCCGCGATGCATGGAACAAGGGAGCCGGCATCCCCTGGACGCCTCCGAAGCCGCCGGACGGCTGGGAAGGCCGTGTTGCCGTCCCAGGATGGCTGGAGGATGCCCGGAAGGCCCTTGATCGGCTCGGGCGTTGCAAGTTCTTCGTGAAGCCCGTCGGGCTCCCCCAGTTCATTCACCCCCGGTTCGTTGGCCTTTGCAACGCCGGGCAGTACGACACCCCCAAGCCGGATCGGTCTGGCAAGGGCCGCGAGCCTGAGAAGCAGTCGGCAGAGGAATACGCGAAGCGGTGGGGCTCGACCGACCCAATTGTGGCCGAGTCCCGCAAGGCAATCGCAGAGAAGAAAAAGACGCTCCTCGAGGGACGGGCATGAGTTGCCCACCGCCCCCCCTCGGCTACGTTCGACCCAGTTCAGTTCCCCCACGGAGGATTTCCCATGCGACGGATCGTATTCGCGGTAGCCCTGTCCCTGATCGCCACCTCGGCCCACGCCGGCCCCTGGAAGCGCTCGGTGACGACGACCAGGGCGAGCACCTGCACCGGCGGCAGCTGCTCGACGGCTTCGACCCGGACGGTGACCCGCGGGGCTCAGGGCCACGCCGAGGCGATGGCGGCCAGCGGCTCGATGGTTCACGCCGCCAGCCACGGCAGCACCTACGAGGGTGTTGGGGTGGGCGGCAGCCCGGCTGCGGCTCTCAAAGCCTGCTGCAACAACGGCGGGGCGGTGCTCGAGGAGGGAACGGCCCTCGGTCGGGATGGCCGGTGGTATGCCTGCCGGCGGTACAGCCTGCGGTGAACAACATTCCGTCACCCAGCCGGTTGCGGCCGACGGTGCGCACGCGATTCATCCAGTGGCAGGATCCCGCCTTGCGGGAAACGGAGCGTTCGATTCCTCCATCGCGTCTTGGTTGATGTGGTGCGTCACGACGGCGGCCACGGTTCGATTTCTCGAAGGGATTCTCTGATGCGTTTTCTCTCGACTTTGGTGGCGGTAGCGGCTTTGGTTCTCGTTGGTGCGTCCAGCCAGGGGGCGATGGCTCCGCGGAAGTCCCCGGTCCCGGCAGTGATCCCGAAGACCAGCCTCTTCCGCGGCTGGGTGACGGTGACGATCAACGGCCAGACGTTCCCCGGCTACGCCGACTGGCGTGGCTATCCCGATAGCGTTCCGACGAACGACCCGAACACTTGGGTCTTTGTCGGCTCGGGATCGACGTGGCGGCTCCTGTCGCAAGCGGAGTTGCGGGGCGCGACGGTCAGGCTGGTGCAACTCGACATGGGCTACAGCAACGGACCTTACAAGCCGGGGACGAAGGCGACGGGGATGTGAGACAACGGGCCGAGGGTTGAATAAGGGATCGTGTTGTTCAAGCGGCGAGGCCGCGGGAGGGGTGAGTGAAGTTCGGTTCCCTCTTCTGCGGCATCGGCGGTTTCGATCTCGGCCTAGAGCGGGCCGGGATGCAGTGTGCGTGGCAAGTGGAGATCGACCCGTATGCCCAAAAAGTCCTCGCCAAGCACTGGCCCGATGTCAGGAGACACGCCGATGTCTGCACGTTCCCCCCGGAAGAAGGCGACTGGGAAGTCGATGTCATCTGCGGAGGCTTCCCGTGCCAGGACATCAGCTACGCCGGGAAAGGGGCCGGGCTCGCCGGTGCAAGGTCCGGTCTTTGGTACGAGTTCGCTCGGATCATTGGCCAGCTTCGACCTCGATACGTCATCGTGGAAAACGTCTCAGCGTTGCTTACTCGAGGGATGGGTGAAGTACTCGGGACGCTGGCCTCGCTCGGGTATGACGCGGAGTGGCACGTTATCCCAGCTTCGGCCGTTGGTGCGCCGCACCGGCGGGACCGCATCTGGATCGTTGCCTACGTTCCCGACGCCAACGGTGGGAGATTCAATCGGTGCAAGGAACGCGACATCATCCAGAAAGCCGGGAAGCGAACATCACGGCGGGACAACGCTGACGGACTGGCTTTGGATAAACGAAGAGCGTGGGTTTGCGAACCCGCAATTCGTCGAGTGGCTCATGGGGTTCCCGCTCGGGTGGACCGACTGCGCTGTCTCGGAAACGCCGTCGTCCCCCAAGTCGTCGAGTTGATCGGCCGGGCGATCATGGAGCGAGAAGCACAAACAGCGGCAGGGCCGCGGGAGGGGTGAGGATGGCGATTGCAGTTACCAGCCCGGCTGTCGGGCGTTTGGCGGCGGCCCTCGGCCTGGAGCGTTGCCGAAGCGCGACTATCAGCCTCGGAGTTGATGAGGTGGTGATGATCAGGGCGCAGCAATACGCCGAGGTCAATCAACTCACGCGGATGGCGGCCGAGCTGGAGACGAATGAGTATGTCGTGATCACTCGACACGAATACGACAAGCTCAAGGCCGAGGCCCGCCCCTTTGCCGATGCCGCTGAACGCTCATCGACGGTGAGCAAAACGGGCGAAGGGCAAAGCGGGATGAGGACGGAGCGGGTGACGCTGGAGGTGACGCACGATCTCGACGCGCGGCTCGCTGACTGGATCGTCGAGGTGGTAGACGAGTCGCTGGGGCTGATGGAGTCCGTGCGTGTGGTCCATGAGCCGAAACTCGCATCACACGCGAACGCTGACGGCGAAGCCAATCACGCCGCCCAGGCCGCGAGCGGCGGCGGGGAGCACAAGGTCACGGAAGGCGATTGTCTTTCCACGGTCAGGGATGCGGGTGGCAGGCCGATGCCAAAGGGGCCAGCGCCTGGATTGGTTGCCAAGCAGGCCGCGAGCGGCGGCAACCCACCGGAAACTCCGGAGGGTTCGACGCCAGCCGCAAAACCCGAGTTGCCCACCGACTGATCACCCGTACCGTGGCTGTCCATGCCATGGACCACGCTCGAGATCACCGGCCGACCTGTCCCCCAGCCGCGCCACCGCGCGACCCGGGGCGGCAGGATGTACCTCCCGAGCTCGGCACCGATCCGAGCGTTCAAACGGCAGGTGGTCACCGCGGCGGTGAAGCGGTTCACCAAGCCGCTCACCGGCCCGGTGGTGGTCGAGATAACCGCCATGTTCCAGCGGCCACCGTCCCATCGGACAGGCCGCGGTGAGCTCCGGAAGGGAGCCCCGGTGTTCCCAGGCCGCAACCTCGGGGACGTCGACAACCTCGCCAAAGGGGCCCTCGACGCGCTGACCGGCATCGCCTGGGACGACGACAGCCAGGTGGTCGACCTCCGAGTGGCAAAGCAGTGGGCCAACATCGACCGGATGACGATCGCGATTTCCCCCCGGGAGGTCTGACGCATGGCCGCTCGAGGTGACCGCGCCCTCCTCACACCCGAACAAGAGCGGATCATCCGGGACGCCCACGCGCGGGGCCTGACCCAGGACGACGCCGCCTGGCTGGCTGGAGTCTCTCGACGGCTCCTGGTCACCCGCCTGGCCGACCAGCTGGCCGACGTCCACTGGGGGCAGGGGCGCGGCCGCAAGGCCCGAGCCGATCCCAGCCAGGAGGAGATCGAGCGGCTGAAGGCGGAGATCAGGAACCGCAACGGCCACACGCCGCCGCCCTCGGACTTCACCGATACTCTTGGGTGGTGAACCATGGCCAGACCATGGCAGACGCATCCCAGACTCCCGGCGCGGTCGACCTCGGCTTCCGCCGTGGCGACGAGTTCCGCCGCGTGTTGACGGTCAACCTCAACCTCACGGGCTACACGCTCACATGGGAGATCTACGGTCTCCGGGATGACGGCGTGAAGCTCTCGGGCTCCCTGTCGTTCTCGACACCGCCCCACGCTGTCGCCCTGATCATCACCGAGGCCCAGACCGGGACGCTGGCCGTCGGCACCTACGGTTTCCGCGCGGTGTGGATCGCCACGGGGTCGATCCAGCGGACCTTCCTTGAGGGCATCTGTGAGGTGACCCGGTGACCGACATCAGCGTCTCCATCGTCGACGACCCGGTCTCGGTCTCCGTGAGCAACGCCCCCGGCCCCTCCGGGGCTTCGTCGTTCTTCAAGGGCATGGCCGCCGCCTGGCCGCCAACGGCAACGCCAACCGCCGGCTGGATCTACACGCTCCCTGATCCCGTCCCTGCCGGCACACCGGCCGGATTCCTGGCCGGTTACGGGGCACAGTGGGACGGGCTGGCATGGGTGAACATTGGCCCTGTGCGGGGCCCTGCGGGGCCCGCCGGCCCCCAGGGTGTAGCCGGCCCCGCCGGCTCCCCTGGTGTGGCGGGACCGCAGGGACCAGCCGGCAACACTGGAGCAGCTGGCCCAGCCGGTGTGGCCGGTAGTGCTGGCCCGGCCGGCGCTCAAGGCCCCCAAGGGATCCAGGGGCCAGCGGGTGTGGCCGGGGCCGCTGGTGCCACCGGCCCGACTGGTCCGGCCGGAGCTTCTGCGCCTTCATACTCGCGCCGATTCGCGTGGTCATCGCCCTACTCCTACTCTGGCCGCGCCGCCGCCAGTTCCGCTGCCTCCGCATCGGTGTGGACGATCAAGCGATCGCAGGTTTCGGCCGCCGGTGCGATCACCGCAACGCTCACGGCGACAAATGTCGCATGGGATGACTACGCCACCGCCTCTTATTCGTGAGCGACATGAAATC